CCACAGGTTTTTTTGGACCAAGTACTATGAGTGTCCTCATCAGCCTTAATGCCTAACATAACGTTCTCAGAACCAGTAATGGTACCTCCGTATGGGTCGTTTGCCGCATTAAATATTCCGGTGTTCGCAATGGAAGAGCCATCGGCAGGTACAAAAAGGGCCGCCGCTGCCATAGCATCAAGTTCAGCAAAATTATCATCGGAAAAAGAATTCGTTCCGGCATAAGCATCGCCCATAGGGTCTGCAGAATCAATGTATGTGGGCAGTCCACTTACAAAACCATGATTTAGTTCGAGAGCTATGCGCTCATCAAAGCCCGCATCTTTCCCCACAAACCAATGCCCTTGGGCAGTTAAAGTAGATTCATACTCTTGAGAAACGGTATGCCAGAACCCATTGGGAGGCTGCCTTGAGGCAGCGCCTGCTGCAACAGCCTGAGACCAGTCATCCTTATCCATAGCTGTATTTGTAGGAAACTGTGACCCAGTAGCCGCTGGGCGGTCACGAAAAATATACATGGTATTTGTCTCGCTAGGTATATCATCATTAGCCTTTGCGTACTTATGTACTTTAAGTTGGTAAATAGCGTTTTCATCCAACTCTAAAGTAGGGTTATTCCCTACATAAGGAGCAAGCAAAACATGAGGAGACGTTCCCATAGGAATAGATGTCCGGGCTTCCGAAGCGTGGGCAGTCGCGGCGCGAACATAGTATAGTTGATTACTTTTTTCAAGGATTTCCAAAGCACCTAACAGACCCTGTCCACCCTCTGTGTTTTCCGGGGAACCAAATGTATCAATTAATTGAGCCTGAGAGGTAATCAAGGTAGCGTCCCCAATGGGACCCTTACTTGCGAACCCTACTAACCCTACCACAGTAGGATTAATTGAGGGGGAGTAATCTGATACATCATTTTCAATTGTGTATACGCCGGGAGAAACGAAATTAGCCATATTTATTTACCTTTAGTTATTTTAATAAGCTGTCTACTGCTTAGCTCTTGCATCGAGGACGTAACCGAGCTTTCCGAGACCGTAACAACCTCACCTTTTTTGAGCCAGATATGGTTATATGTGTTATACCGTGAACTCTTTGCTACAATCCCAAGAGATTGCTGTGAAATATTTTGAACCGTTACAGTAGGGGGCATACTCATTTTGTGATTCCTCTACTATATTTAGAGGAACACTCGCAGAAAACTCAATTATTTTGGTAATTAGTTGATTACTAGTATAACGACTAGACCTACCCAGGGGTGGTAGGGGTTCCAGGCTCTTCGCACTTGTCATCTTTACAGTTTTCCTTATTACATTTCGGGAAAGCTCCTTGACCTCGGACTCGACGCCACCCAGCAGGAATCGTTCCTGTGGGCGTTCCTGTGGGCTTCCCCGCTATATCTTCTTCAAAACACTTCCTTTCTCGAAAGTGGCCATCACTCTCAGGGCAGTCCTTTGGTGGACTCTCATAACACACCATAAACGTTTTGGGCGTGGTGGGCCTTCCCACCCTCTCGGGTATTTCAGGGGGGCAGAAACACTGGGGGTCTGTCACTACGCCCGTAATGACTAAAGCGTTACACAAGGCTTTCGCCCACTTTTCTACGTATTCGCCGAAATTATAAGGAACGAAGAGGTAGCCCTCCTCCCATACACAGCGGTTGGGCGAGCATACGGGCTGGTGGAACGGTGTGCATACGGCATCAATATACTCCTCCATACATTTCTGCGCGTCAGTATCCGTAAACCCATCCGGAAACTTCGACAGGCACATCGATAAAAAATGTAAAGTACTATTGTACGCGCCAGGAGTGATATAAAGCTGTGAAAACTTCCACGACATCACCTTACTCCCTTTAGTAGAGCGTGTAATCGAAGGGCACCCTTTTTCACAGTCGCCTTTACACTCATAGTTAAAGGCATACTTAACCTCAACCGAAATCGTAAAGTCCTCAACTTGCCAGTGTTGTTCGAACCATGGGGGACGGTCTATGACGGGAACCACAATAAAGTCAGAAAACTCAAAATCCCCTATAGACGCCTTAGAGCTAGAACACTTCAGGGCACAAACGCCCTGAGAGTCATCATTGGAGGAATGTAAGGTGTTTAACCTGCTCAAATAATCGAGCCCTAATATTTGCCTTGTTACCTGGCGCCGAAGCGAAATTAGGTTTTCCCCTTTTGCTTTAGGTACAATATTTTCGACAAATTTAAATCTACTCATTAGTCCTCTATGCTAACGTCAAATCTTAATTCCCTCAAACTCCCTGTAGAAGTGATTTCATACTTCCTAGATGGGATATAGGTCTCGACTTCAAAAGTTATCGCCTTCTTAATAAGTCTATCCTCTCTGTCTGGGACATCAACGACCGAATTATCCGTTGTTGACTTCAAAAAAGCATGGGTATTGTCGTTAAAATTCGTGGGGACAATTATATGAGGATGGAACTTATAATGTACTAACTCAACTAACTGGTTCATATCCTCAACATACCGCGTCCACAAATTTAATTTGTATGTAACTTTAACAGCACGCGGAGCCAAGGCAGCTACTCGTATTGCTTTATTTTTCACTTCATCAAACTCTTTCCAAACTTGGACCCCAAAATTAGGGCGGCGCCTGTCCTCGTCATTATCTAAAGACTCAATATTTAAAGTCATTGCTGGCAAATTTAGTGTTCTACCCTCATAAATTTTAGCGATTGCTCTTTCAGGGTTTGCATACCAAATAGGAACTGTGTCCACACCCCCATCATCTCCAATAACCTGACAATCACTGAACACGGCCAGCAGGCGCTTGGTAGTCTGTCTATAAAAATCAAGGGTCCTATAGTTTTGATTTTCAAGCTTAAATAATTCAGCTCTTACCTCAAGCATGCCCTTAGTGACTTCAAGACTCATTAGTACGTACTAAAAGAGGCAGGCTCTTCGATTTCAGATAAGAGTTCTTTTTCGAGAATTTCTTTTTCCCTAATGGATTCTTCAATAAGGGCTGCGCCGTTTAATCTTGCTCCCCCTTGGGGAGAAGGGATAGTATCATATTTCCCCCGAATCTCCCCTAAGATACCTTTACATACGGCTAGACTATACCTCTGAATCCAATTCATGAAAAAGTGATGTAAAGTGTCCGAATTTAGACATTTAAATTCAACAACCACGTCTTCGGCGTCCCCATCCGCAGGAGTAGGATAAACCATCAAGTACTGATTATTGATAATCTGCAGGGACCCCTCGCGCCCGAGAATCTTCCGAATCATTTTCAAATGCTGTTTCAAAAGAAGAAAATCCGAAACCGCATAATCCGAGAACAGAAAATTATCTTGAAAATACTTAATAAAAAAGTCCATCTCTAAAGTTTGTCCCGCTAGGGGTATACTTAACAAACTCTTCTTATAAGCGGCATAACGAAAGTTATTAAGGATAAAGTCCGGCATTTTATACCCATTAATCCCTCCAGAAGTTTCAAAAACTACTAGCTGAGTACACCAATCTGGAGCGTGGTAGTCTAGACGGCTTATAGCCTCATCAATTGAGGTAAGGAACTGAAAATCATCCAGTTCTACGCGGACAACCGGAAAACCTAGCCTCGAATGCACCCAATCTTTAATAATGCGATAAAAATTATTAAACTCAACGTTATCAGAAAAATAGCGCCTGTTTAAGGAGTCATAAGGGACATCCCCAGATGGGCTAAAAGCCTCAGCATTTGAGGTAGTTCCCTTTTGCGCCATCATTAAAGGCCCCCATCTAAAATTGGGCACTGCTATCGTGTTATTAGACATTATACCTTATATATGCTAGAAGCCCACTCCAATTACAGAGTGGGCTTCTTTATTTAGCTAATCAGATTTGATTAGTAGGTTCCGCCAGTACGAGCACCCTTAGCAAACGGAGTCATCATGTAGCGAGAATCCGCGCCAACAATACGAATAATCCGATAGAACCTTGAAGCTGGGTTAATCTCAGCAGTCGCATAGCGAGTGATGAGCCCTTTACGAGGCTGGAAGGTTTCAGGGTCTGTAATGGTAGGCAACATCTGGAGAGGAATGTACGGAGCGTACACAAAACCAGCGTCCATTGGAGAACCACCCTTATACCCCATAAGAATTTCATCTTCAGGATAGAGGGGGTCAACGTAGACATCATAAGCACCCATCCACTTACCTTTATACTCAATAGAAGCACCTAGTTTTCCAGCACCGTTGCTGGGGATACCTCCTTCAAGTTTAGCAGCTGTTTGCAACATCGCAGCAACAAAAGGAGAGCATACGATATAGTTACCAGCACCTCGAAGAGTCGTACGGTAAATGTCTTGTGCAGCAAAGTTAATAACCCCAATAAGATTAGAGTATACTTCACCGATATGACGTGGGGCTAGGCCAAGAGCCGTAGTACCAAAATCAACAAAGAAAACGTTACGGTTATTAGTCTGGGTTGGCATGCTACCAGGAGTAAAGCCCCCAGGGTTAGAACCAGCTACCTGACTATTTGCTTCCCTGTTCCAGCCACCAGGCTCATCATAAGCCCAATCTCCGGGAGCACCTGCGTCGCCCATACCATCAGCCGCGAAGCTGTTAGCGTTAGCTTGGTTATTGTAATCACGGTTATAGCCACCACGGTTACCATTCCAGTCATAAGCAAGGTTACGCAAGGCTTCAATCAATTCCCGGTCAATTTCCAAAGAAACTTCCTTCGAAAGTAGGTCGGTAAGTTCCCGCTCCAAGTCCAAGTTGTGGTACGCACGAAGGTCTTGAGAAGCCTCCAGGGTCCACAAAGCACGGAACTTACGAGTACGAGCCGTAACAGCCTGTTGTTCGATAGTAAAGTTAACCTCAGGAATACCAGACCCACTTAAACGTTCCCCTGCGGACACAAAGTATTGTGGTCCTACAAGATTACGCTTAGGGAAAGCAGCAATTTGACCTCCCACTGTAGCAGATGCATCATCGGTGTACGTATTACCCGAGAAAGTATCATAGTTGAAAGGAGCTCCTGCACTAGCACCAGTAGCATAGTTATCAAGAGCAGAAACATTTGATTGACCTGAAGCAGCGCGGCCAGCGTAGATTAGGCGGTGCTTGGAGTAAACTTGTTCCCCAGTAGCATCACCATTCTCATCCACACCAGTCCGGTTAAATCCTAGATAGAAAATCTGGGAAACAGGACCTTGCATAGGCTGAACACCTACTAGACGGTTTGCAATAAGTTCCGGGAAGACCCGGCGAACGAGAGGGAAAGCAAATTTTTGAAAAGTGCCCAGGTTACCTACCGTAGTCGCTTCTTCTAGAGTCCCATGCTCACGAACATTCTCAGTAAGAATGCTCTTAGCTTGATTCTCCAAAAGAACGGCGGTGGATTGACGAATCGAATCATCACTGATGCCCTCCAGAATTGGCTCCCACTTCTCACATAAAGAACGTGTTTGTGTAGTATCTAACATTATTTATTCTCCCCGTTCTAGAGGGTTCGCTAAATTAATTACGTCTTCGGTTAAGAAGATATTGTTTACCGCCTCGTGTGACACTTGGCGTGAATCGGTTTCGTTGGTTATAACAACAGCGGACTCAGAAGTTTTAAACGGCAGTTTAGCACTCTCAGTCAACTGAGTGTTTTCTTCGGATAACCCCTCTACTTGGTCACAAAGTAGGGAATTTTCTTGAAGAGAAATGGAAATTTGTTCATTTAAGGACTCCACTTTCTCTTGGAGGTCGGCAATAGTTTGATTTTGCTCAGAGACAACAGAGTCCACATCTTCAGACTCCACTTCCTCAGCTACTAACGCCCGAATAGTTTCAAAAATCCGGTAGCCCCGGAGAACGGTGTCCTCCGCTTCTAGCTCCGCGCGGGCGGTCTCTTTCAGATTTTCGATTTTAGTACGAAGAAAACCACTAACTTTTGCCTCAAGTAGTTTTTTCTCTTCACTTACACGCTCCTCTACCACATCTTCCACAAGCTTAAGTACTTCGCTCAAACTCTTTTTTGAAAGCTTAGGTAAAAGTCCGGATAACTTTTCAATTTTATTAGTCATAACTCTCCTCTGTTGTATATCTACCTCTTAACGTAAAAAAAACATTATTTTTTACGTAAAGCATTACGTAGCGCAGTAATATAAATTTTTTCATCTACCAAACAAGATTGGTAATCCTCCAGGGTGTCAATATTGCTTTCCTGAAGCTGGTTTTCTACTAGGGATGGAAATGCAGTGCAACACGAGGGGTCTGATACCATATCCCACGTAATCATTTTTAAATTGTCCTGCACAACATAAGCGTCTTCCTTCATATCATGCTCAACTGCGCCCGTAGCACGTGAGGAAATACCAATTCGTACGCCCGCTTTAACAAGCTCTTGAAGAATTCTGCCAGAGGGAGTGTCCAAGAATTCCGCTTCTCCTATCAGGGTTTTACCCTCCATTTTTAGGTCAGTAATAATATGAGACGCATTTGATAAATGGACAACCTCATCACTAGGATGGTCTAACTCCCCAATTAAACGCCTCTCTCCAATTGTGTTTTGTAGCCTCTTTACTTCCCGGACCAACAAAGATTCCGGGTACACCCGACTGTTTCCATTTCTCTTATCGGCTTCACTAAACACGCCGCGCACGCGCATACTTTTGCTGGCGCCCTTGCCTTCTTGCAAAATTTGAAGAGGTTGAAACTCATTAAAATCTCTTAGTAACATTATTTCCCCCTTAGGTAGGATATAAAATCTGTGGTAGCCGTCGATTTTCTAGATGAGGATTTTTTCTTTTTTCTGGGTTTTAGCCCTGGCCCCGCCATATTAACTCCAATCATGCCTGCCGTAGTGGCCTCAGTTTTCGTTTTTGGCTCGGGCGCTGTAGCTTCCTGCTTATCCCTTTTTCCTGCGTCGCCCTCGTTTTCGTAATTAAACTTCCTAGATTTTTCGATTTTTTTAATAATTTTCTTTGCTTCTTGTAGAATTTGAAACTCTTGTTCAGAGATAACTATTTGTGAGCTCTTTTGAGCTTCTACAAGGGGCTCTTCTCCAGTCTCGTCAATCCGAGCCATCTCAGAAATCATTTGTTCCCTAGTATCATTAGGTAAATCTAACAGGGTGTCCTTCGGGTCCATCATAACACCCGTTTTTGTGTCATAAGGATTTTTCCTCGGGTTAGAAAGGGCGCCCCCGAGGATTTCATCTGCTTTAGCGGCAATACTCTTATCCAT